GTATTCAAGGTGAGTATGATGCTGAAAAGAAATTAGCAGACGATAAAATAGCAACAGAACAAGCCACTAAAGATGCCCTTATTTTAATGGCAGAAAGTACAGCTTCAATATTTGATTCATTGGAAGCATTAGGATTGAAGAAATCTAAAGCAGCACAAACAATAAGAAAAGGAATTGCACTTGCACAAATTGCAGTTGATACTTCGACAGCAATTTCAACAGCTATACCAATGGCAATAAAAGCTGGTAAAGAAGCAGCATCAGTTGCAGGACCAGCAGCACCATTTGTAGGTCCTTTAGCAACAATATCAAGTTATGCTAGTTCAGCCGCAATGATATTTTCAAACGTAGCAAAAGCCAAACAATTATTAAGCGGTGGTAACGGAGGTGGAGCTGCATCAGGTGGAGGTGGCGGAGGCGGTTCAACCCCTCAAGCCCCAAGTTTCAATTTAGTGCAAGGCACGGCGAGTAATCAAATAGCAAATTCAATAGGGAAACAACAACCTATTCAGGCCTTTGTGGTTTCAAAAGATGTGACGAGTGGACAAGAGCTTGACCGAAACATAGTTAAAGGGGCAAGTTTATAACAAAAATAAACTTATCGAGTTAATACATTATAAATAACAATCAATTATGAAAGTAGAAGACATTAAGTTAGCGTTTGAAACGAATGTAAAATTTGCGGGCACACAAGACATTTTTAATTCTATAAAAGGAGCTAAAGCATATGTCGGAGCGGTTAATACGGATATGAGTTCTGCAAGTAGTAAATTACAATCTGCAAGAAATGAATATTCAAAAACAAAAACAATCGCAGATAAATTTTTATCAGATTTACGAGCTTTAGACCCTGAATTAGTGAACAGCCCACAGGGAAAAATAGCAGTTAGATGGGCGGCGGAAGTTGATACTGATATAAAAACATTAATGGAGTTGCAAAGTAATATTTCTAAAATTGGAAGTATTGCCTCTAAATTTAAAATTTAATGAAAACCTACCAAGCAAAATATAACCCACTTACAAACAAAGGAGTTTACGGAATTTCTTTAGTTGAGAATCCAGCAATGGAGGGTTTGTTTATTGCGCTTTCAAAAGATGAAGTTATCCAATTTAAAACAGTTGACGAAGAACAACGGATTTTGATGGGGTTAGTTTTAGAGCCTAACAAACCAATATACAGAAATCAAAACGGAGAGGAATTTAATATTGTTTTTAACGAGGAAACTATAAAAGAACTGTCCTATGGTTTTTTCAAAAACAACAATCATTCAAACAGCACAATCGAGCATGACATTGACCAAAATATCAAAGGGGTTACGTTTACAGAAAGTTGGATTGTAGAAAATCCTACCAACGATAAATCTAACAACTTTGGTTTTAGCTATCCAAAAGGTTCTTGGGTTGCCGTTATGAAAGTTGATAGCGACGAAGTTTGGAATGACTACATTAAAACAGGAAAAGTACAAGGTTTCAATAGATGCAATGTTATCACTAGAAGAAGTTAATTTAAAATCAAATATAGAAATGAGTAATACAAACACGTTATTAGAGAAAATTCTCTTTGCACTTACTCCAGCGAAACAAACCGATATAAAACTCGGTTCAATTATGTTAGCGGATGGAAGTGTTAAGATTGAATTTGAAGGCGAAGAAATGAAAGTTGGCGACGCTATTTGGGTTATTGCCGAAGATGGTACAAAAGTGCCCGTTCCAGTTGGTGAACATCCTTTAGAAGATGGTACTATTTTAATCGTAACTGAAGAGGGTATTGCAGGTGAAATAAAACCAGCAACAACAGAAGAGGAAACTCCCGCTCCAGTAGTAGAAGCTGACAAAGATGGCAAGGTTTCAAACGATGCTAAGATTGCAAGTGAAATTGAAAGTGCTATTAAATCAATTTTGATTAAATACACAGCGCACGAAACTAAGATTGCAAACTTAGAAAATCAAATTGCAGAATTGTCAAAACAACCGGCAAGCAAACCTATTCAAGGAACGCCAGTTCAAATGGCACAAAAAGGGAAATTTTCAGATTTACTAAACAAACTAAATAATAATTAAAAATGGCAACAACAAGAGTTTTTGGAAAACAAGAAACGGCTGCAAAAATAAAAACAATTACAGCAGCAACAACTTTAACGTCTAGCGATAGCGGAAAAGTTATTATTTTAAATGCAGCCGCTGGGAAAGTGGTAACACTTCCAAGTGTAGCAATTGCAGGATTTAATGTAAAAGTAATTGTAGGTGCAGCGTTTGCAACTACCAACTTTACAGTAGTAGCACCAACCGCAAAAATACAAGGTGGTGCAATCGTTAACTCTACTTTCGTAGCAGGAGCAGACGAAAATACAATTTCATTTGTAGCGAGTGCGGAAACAATAGGTGACTATGTAACAATAGTTTCAGACGGGACTAACTTCTATGTTGAAGGAGTTGGGGCATTAGCAGGTTCAGTAACATTCACAGCAGTTTAACAAATAAAACAAAAATATAAATGGCAACAACAGTAGATATTACCACTAACTATGTGGGAGATGTAGCAGGCGGTTATATCGCAGCTATGATTAAAGAAAGTAACACACTTTCGCAAAATTTGATTTCAATTATGCCTAACGTGGTTTCGACTGTGTATATGCGTAAAATAGACGTAGGTGACGGATTCGTTGACTACTCTTGCGGATGGGAACCAAGCGGTGACTTATCATTAACTGAATATGCAATTACTCCTAAAAAAGTAATGTGGAATCAGGAAATGTGTAAAGAAGATTTTAGACAACTTTGGAGCGCAAAAGAAATGGGATTTTCTGCTCATAACGAAAGTTTACCAGCAACGGAACAAGCGGCTATTTTACTTGAAATGGGTAAAGTAGTAGCGCGTAAAGTTGATGTGGATATTTGGGAAGGTGACAATTCAGCAGGTCGTTTCAATGGTCTTATTGCTCAATTATTGGCAGATGCAACTGTTATAGACGTAGCAACTCCAACAACTATTACTGATACAAATGTAGAAGCTGAATTGGCAGATTTTATCGATGCTATTCCAGATGCAGTTTTAGGAGCTTCTGATTTAGTTATGGGTGTATCTACAAATGTAGCTAGAGCGTTGAGAAAAAAACAAGGCGCTTTTGCCCGTAGCAATGGTACTTTTGAAAATCCAAGTGAGTTTGGATTTAACGGATATACTTTGACTGAAATTAAAGGCTTAAATGCTAACACTATGGTAGCTTATTCAAAAGCAAATGTAACTTTCGTAACAGGACTTTTGGCGGACCATAACGAAATCAAAGTTAAGGATATGGATGAAACTGACTTGAGCGGAACTGTAAGAACTAAAGTTGTTTTCACAGGAGCAGTTGGTTATGCTTATGGTGCAGAGATTGTTCTTTACAGAGGTTAATAATTAGAAACAAAGGGGGTTTAGTTACCCCCTTAAAATAACACATATATAATTATGGCTTGTGATTTAACAGCAGGAAGGGCAAAAGCATGTAAACAAGGTTTAGGAGGTTTAGGAAAACTTTATCTTTTTAATTTTGTCGAAGATCCTTTTACTTATGCAAGTGGAATAGCTACGGCGATTAATCCACTTCTTACAGTAGTTTTTGAGTACGAATTAGAAGGTGATGGCAACAATGTTTCAGAATCTTTAGTGCCTGATAGAAATACAGGAACATCGGTAAACACTCAAACAAGTACTTTTGTTTTGAAAAAAATAGATGCTACTACATCTGCACAAATGAACTTATTAGCTTATGGGTTTCCTATGGCAGTTGTAAAAGATAGAAATGGAATTTACCATGCCATCGGAATTGATGATGGTATTGATTTTACCGTAGTGCAATCTACAGGAGGGGCAAAAGCTGAGTTGAATGGTTATACACTTACAGGAGTTTCGACTACTGGAAGTTTATCCCCTAAATTAGATACAGATACAATAGCGGACTTTTTAGCTTTGATTGATTAAGATAGTTTTTGGATTGGTTATTTATTAAACCCTATTATAACAATAATAGGGTTTTTTAGTTTAATAGTATGATAGTTTTAAATCCAGAAAATACAACCCATATTATTAATTTTATTCCTAGACTACACCCAACAGTGGTGGAACTATCTTTATATAATGAAACAACACAAGAAACAACTATTGTAGATAACGAATGCGGTACAATTAATGGAGTTTCAAGTTTGCATTTTGATTTTGATTTTTTAGAAAATCAAAAGTTTCAAATTAAATTAACCGAAGATAACGAAGTAGTTTATAGGGATAAGATATTTGTAACATCGCAAACGCCACAAGCATTCAAAGCAACAAAAGACCATTATTATTATGAGTAACGATATAAGACTATTTCAATTATCAAATTATGTACGTCCAAAATTAGAGGAAAACAAATCTAAAAATTGGGTTTTGAACGGGCGTAATAATTCATTTTATCAATACGTTATTGATAGATTCAATGGTTCACCTACCAATAGTGCAATTATAGATAGTTATTGTAATCTGATTTACGGTAACGGATTAAGGTCCAAAAATACCAATACAAGTGCCTGGATTAATTTTATTGCAACTTGCCAACCTAAAGAAATACGTAAAATTATATCGGACTTTGAATTGTTTGGTGAGGCTTCTTTTCAAGTTATTAAATCAAAAAATAAAAAAGATTTAGGGGCAATTTACCATATTCCAAAACAGCAGATAGTACCATCTTTAGAAAATGAGGAAGGAATAATAGAAGGATATTGGCACTCAAAAGATTGGACTAACATACAAAAAAATACACCTGTATTTTACCCATCATTCGGGACTTCTAATGAGAATATAGAAATCTATTGTATCAAACCATATAAGGCTGGTAAAAATTATTTTAGTGACCCTGATTATTTGTCCGCTTTACCTTATGCCGAGATGGAAGAGGAATTAGCAAATTTTTATATAAACTCGATTAAAAAAGGATTAAGCGCAGGTTACATTATTTCAGTTCCAGACGGTGGCACAATGACACCAGAAGAAAAAGACGAATTTGAACGCAAGATAAAAGCTAAATTAACAGGTTCGCCAAATGCAATGTCTTTTGTTTTAGACTTTCGAGGAACTGAAGCCAAGATTGAAATTATACCATTTCCTGTAAACGATGCACAGCACAAACAATGGGAATATTTAACAAGCGAAAGCAGACAGCAGATAATGACTGGCCATAAGGTAGTAAGTCCAAAATTATTTGGTATAATGTCAGAGGGTGGTTTAGGAAATAATGCTAACGAACTTGACGAAGCCGAGGCGCAATTAATGAAACGTGTTATACAGCCGAAACAAAGGCATATTACGGAAGCGCTTGAGGAAGTCTTAAATTTTTATAATATAGTATTAGACTTATATTTCGTACCTTTAACTGAACCAAGTACAAGTGTTCAAATGTCGGAACAAAAAAAAAAGATTGATTTAGATTTATATGGAGAAGATGAAAATCTTGACGAATATGAATTAATCGAAGTTAAACCCGTTGATTATGAAGAAGAAGATAGATTAAGTTTAGCGTCGGTAAGCAGTGGAACGGCGATACCAAACGCAAAATCTAAATGGGACACGGAATACTATATTTATCGTTATAGATATGCAGGTAATGCTAATCCTGAAAGAGATTTTTGTAAGGAAATGATGCGTAGGAATAAGATTTACAGACGTGAGGATATTGAATTAATGGGAAATAATAATGTTAATCCGGGATTCGGAATGCACCCAACGCCAAATGAGCCTTATTCAATATGGAAGTATAAAGGAGGTGGGTTATTAAGTGCAAATTTTACAGGCGGAACTTGTAAACATTATTGGGAAAAATTAACATATCGTAAAAAAGGAGTTAAGATTGACGTTAATAATCCAAAGAATGAACCAAAAGAAAGTAGAGCAAGTGGAATAGCGGGAATAGCACCGCACGAAATTTAATAATTATATGGAATTACTATTTATTACACCCGAAGAAATGACAAGTAAGACCATATTAAGTGGTAATACTGATACAGATAAATATATTTTCTGCATTAATGACGCTCAAATATCTGTAATAGAGCCTTTACTTGGTAGTTTGCTGTACGATAAAATTAAAACTGATAAAGAAAACGATGATTTAGAGGGCTTGTATCTTGAATTATATACTGATTTAATCAAGCCAATTACTAAACACGAAGCAGTAGCTCAGTATATTGAAATTGCTTCTTATGTTGTAGATAATGGAGGTGTAGTGAAACATACAGGCGATAAAATAGAAGTAGTTTCAAAAGAGGAATGTCAATATTTAGCAGGGAAGTATCATAATTTAGCTCAAATGTATATCGGGCGGTTTAATAAATGGATTTGTAATAATACAATTTCGGAATATAAAACCTGTCAAGATGAGGTAAACGCTCAAAAAGTTAAAGCAAACTTTGGATGGAAATTGTAAGCGGATATAATAGAAAATGCAAAGATAGTGTTGCAGGAGTTCGCAAAGTTTGGCTATGTAAGTATCAAAAATATTCACGAAGTCAAATCATAACGGCTGATAATTATCTTGTTTCTTTTCCTTATACATTTATTTATTCTTTTGCGAGTGTTGAGGTTGTAAATGCTTCTGAAACACAGGAACAAAACGAGGGTGGGAAGTTTTTTAATCAATCAATCTCATTAGCTTTTAGAAGTTCAGAGATAGCACAGATTGAATTATTAAATACTTTAGAATACAGATTGTTATTTTTAGATAACAACGGCCTATATCGAATATTTGGACTTTATAACGGGATGGAAAGCGGAGGGGTTACTTATGAAACGGGAAGTAATAAAAATAGTTTAAATGGTTTTAAGGTAACATTTACAGGAAAGGAAGAGAAAGGAAGTTTATTTATTGATGATTTGGCAAATACAGGATTTTTAGAATCAGGCAGGATATTATTACAAGATTACGGATATTTCTTATTACAAAACAATGACAATTTAATTTTACAAAATGGCTAATAGAAAAATAACAGAATTACCAGAATTAACGGTAATAAGTGATGAAGACATTACTTATGTTGTTGATGTTTCAGATACTTCTGAAAGCCCCGATGGAACAAGTAAACAAACTAGATTGAAAACTTTTAACGAGGTTTCAGATTACGCTTCATTATTGCTTTTACCTACTCCTATTGGTTTGAAAATTGTAAAAGTATTAAATGACGAAAACAAAGGAATTGAAAACGCAATATATCAACTTTGGCCAGACGGAACAAGAATGTGGATAGCAGCAACAGAAGATATTTAATTAAACTAAAACAAAAATAAAATGGCAAATTTTCCAACTTGGAGCAAAAATTTTCAAGATATATTATTAAGAGAGGGTAGACCAGTTACAGCTAATAACATATCTTATTCTGGAGTTATTCCTTCAACTAGAACATCAGTGGGTAGTTTTACAGGTATCGGATATGGTAATGGCTTTTATTGTACATCTGCAGTTATTACTGTAAATAGCACAATACCAGTAGGAGTTCAAGTAATAATATCAGAGGCAACTGATAGTGATTTATTTGAAAAATCGACCCAACTGCTAAGAAATAAAATCTACAATCAAACTGTATGTATCCCTGTAAATGAGTATTTTAGAGATTTCCCTAATATTGTGGTTTATTTAGAAAATGGAGATGGCACTACTACTGGAAAAGTAGACGTATCGTTAAATGGAATTGTATTGACCGATAGTCAAAATTTTGACGCTAATAATTTATGTATATGGGTTGGAGATAGCATAACAGCAATGTCAGGTTTGCCACAAAATAATATTGCCTATAAGTATCAATTACATACTCATATGGTCAATAATTACTTAATTAGCAAAGGTAAAGATACAAGATTAAGTGTTCAAGCTGTAGGCGGAACTACATCAACACAAGGCGAAAGTGCAAGATTGAGAGGTTTTTTTGATGGTCCAGGTAAAGCACAATATTACTTTTATCACTTTGGAATGAATGATACTTCAACTTCAAATCCAAGTGTCTATACTGCAAATATAGGCAAATTTATAAATTGGGCTTTTTCAAAAAATTCAAGTGCTAAAATAATAATATTAGGTATAACTCCAGCTGAAAATGAAACTACTAATACAAACGCAATAGCTTTAAGAGCAGGCGCAAGTGCTTTTGTCAGCGGATTATCATTAAGTAATGTATATTATTGTGAACTTGGAAGTGCTTTTGATAGATTAAATAGTTCTTTCTATTCTACTGCTGACTCGGCAGGAAATAGAGTACATCCAAATGTGGCAGGAATGGCAGCTATCTATAATGTAATTTCTACATTTTTATTTGATAATGATATAGCTTAATGAAATTCATCCTATTGATATTATTTGTAAACCTTTCAATCGCTCAAAGTTCAATCGTTGGTGGCGGAAGCAGAACTTTAACTCTAGCAGGATTATCAACAAACGCCAGAATGCTTTCAGACCAAAACGGAACTGGTGTAACAGTAACTCAATTTACAAATTATTAAAATATGGCAAATTTAATAGTAGACCACAAAAAAGGCGACACTTGGGATGGCTTCAAATTCAAAATAGAAGATGAAACGGAGATAGACAGTGACGTTTATGAGCCGAGAGATTTATCGGGATGTGAAATTATAGCGCAATTTAGAACCAATCCAAACGGTTCGGTTATATTTGAGTTTAAGACGGATGATGATACTATAACTATTCCAACGCCTGAAAATGGGGAGTTTATTTTGATGCCTAGAATAATTAATGTTCCTGCTATGACGTATGTATTTGATGTGCAAATAACATACCCAAGCGGTGTTATTGAATCGTTTGATCCAGATTATTTTAAAATCATTCAAGATATTTCAAGATGAGAATAACCGCAACACAAATAGTAAAAAATGTAAATCTAACTACAACGCAAGACGTAATTAGACGAATTATCACGGTTGCGCCATTGGGTGAACGAGGTTTCGGAGTGCCTAGCGGTGGAACGACAGGGCAAGTATTGGCTAAGAAAACAGGCACTAACTATGATACCGAATGGGTTGAACAAACGGGAGGTGGAGGAGGAATTTCAGATGCTCCAAACAATGCCAATGCTTATGTTAGAAGTGGCTTAGCGTGGGTTATTGGATATACTAAGACTGCTATTGATGCTTTGATTAGCGGTTTCCAAACAGCAGGTCAAGTTCAAGCTATTGCCGATGCAAAAGTATCAGACACAGCTTATGATGAGGGTACATGGAACGGGGTAACAACTATTGCACCTTCTAAAAATGCGGTGAGGGATAAAATAGAAACTCTTGATAGTTCGGTAATGCATTTAGCAGGGGATGAAACTATTACAGGGATTAAGACTTTTGGAACGAATATAAAATTATCAATTCCTTATCAAAGCATACCTACAATAGCAGGAATAACTGCCGATGGTAAATTAGAAGTACTATACACAGTAACATATCCAAATCAAACAGAAATATCTTATGTAAAAGGTGTTACAAGTGCTATTCAAACTCAATTGAACGCAAAACAAGCGACTTTAACTGAAACTATTTTCGGAACGTTTATTAATGGATTGACCGCTAAAAATACGTTAGTAGATGCAGACGAAGTTGTATCAGACGATAGTGCGGACAGTTCTAAAGCTAAAAAAACAAGTTGGCTAAATGTTTGGACAAATTATTTAAAACCTAAAGCCGATGCTCTTTATCAAGCTATTTTAGTTTCAGGCACAAATATTAAAACTATTAATGGCAGTAGCGTTTTAGGTAGTGGCGATTTAACTGTAAGCGGTTCAACACCTTCGCAATCTGCTTATACAATATTAGCTAATAATACTGCTTCAAGTGCAGTACCAACTGAAAAAGTTTATAAAGATGTAGCGTTACAATCTTATACAGGGACTATTGTTTTTACATTTGTTACTTCAGCTCCAATCGGTCCAACAGATAATAGTTACACTTGGAAGCAAGAGGGGAAATTAGTGACAATAAGATTGAATTTATTTTATGCAACTCAAGGAACTGGTGTAACAGGCGTTGCTTGTGAATTACCGTCAGATTGCCCCGTTCCAGAACTACCAACAGGAGTAACTACGGCAGGACATGTTTTGTCTTATGGATCTTGTCAAATGTCTATTAATAAGTTACAAAACACAGTAGCACGGTCTGCTGCATTAAGATTAAAATCAACATCACCTAATGTTTTTGAAATATCTATTGCAACAGCAACAGGGGGTGGTTTTGGTTCATTTTACGCAACAATTCAATACTTCACAGCATAATGAGACACATAAGACAAATTAATAGCGTAGGAACAGATAGCTACACGGTAGTTGTAGCACAAGAGCCATTTGAGGAACATCCATCGGTAGTTTTACACCCCGATTTATTTGAAATTTCAGACAGTGAAATACCAGAAAAACATCAATTTGGAAGTTTTAATTACAACGAAGTACCTTTTGAGGTGGCACTTTGGCGTATCAGAGTGATTTTGAAAATCATGGTATTAGAAACCGTAATAGAAAATGCTTTGGAACAATTGCCAGAACCAACAAAAACAGGAGCAAAATATATTTGGCAGTTTGGAACCGTAATCGAAAGACAATCGCAAACAGTACTTATGCTTCAACAAGTGTTAGGAATGACCAATGAGCAATTAGACGAAATGTTTATACAAGCGGAAGCAATAGTAATATAGCGACTGCATAGTTATTAGATGCTGGTCGGAGAGGACAAAGTCGCTTTTAAATTGAATTATTAATTAAAACTAAAATAAAAATGAAGAATTGGAATTTTTTTTGTATATTTATAGAATGAAAGCAACTGAAAAACAAAAAGAATTATTTAAACAACATTATCAAAAAAACAAAGAAAAATTGTTATTGTTAGCAAAGGAAAATTATATTAATAACAAAGAACAAAGACGTAAAATAAGGGATGAATATGTGAAAAAAAATCCTGATAAAATAATTTTAGCTCAAAAAAATTGGTACATTAAAAACAAAGAAATAAAATTAAAAAAAACAAAAGAATACATAAAAAACAATCTTTTAAAACATAGACTTTATAATGAAAAAAGAAGAGAACGTGAAAATAAAACATGTAATAAAAGTATAAATAAAGATTCTATTATAAAAATGATGAGTAATCAAAAAAATAATTGTGTATTCTGTAGCAAAGATATAAGTATAAATTATCATATAGACCATATAATTCCGCTTACCAAGAAAGGATTTCATATAATAGAAAATATACAATTATTATGTCCTACTTGTAATTTAAGTAAAAATAAAAAAACAAATGAAGAATTTATTAAATTTAGAAAATTAATATTAAAAGTTTAAAATTATGAAAAAAAATTGGAAAACAACTTTGGCAGGAGTAATTGTGTCTGCTTTAGGAATTGCAACCTATATGGGTTGGATTACTGCCGATGTAGCAGCTGCGGTTACAACCATTGCGGTATCACTTGGGTTAGTGGTTGCAAGTGACGTTAAAAAAGAAGATTAAAAAAAATATTCCTATCATTAATTTGGTAGGAATATTTTTGT